CTTGTGGAGTTAGCAATAGCCACAGGCATTCCGATGAGCGAATGGACGACGGCGGAGCAGATCTATACGGCCTTCGAGATACTGGAGAAACAGAATGAGCGACAACGTTGAGATTGCCTATGACAAGGCAGATCTTCGTCGCATTACATCAGCCTTTAAGGCGATGGATTCAGAAGCTACTGATGCAGCCAAAAGAGAATCGTCAGCTCTTGCAGAATTTGCTAAAGGTAAGATTCAGCAAAAGGCGACTAGTCGAGGCAAGGCCGCCGACCGAATTGCGAGTGGCTCCCGTGTGTCAAAATCTTCAAAAATTGGCGAGCTCTCTTTCGGCTTTGTAAGTCAAAAGTTTTCAGGCGGAGCAACAACAAAGGATCTCTGGGGCGGAACAGAATTTGGATCTAACAAGTATAAGCAATTCCCAGTCTGGTCAGGCACGGAAGGACGCGGATCTAAAGGCTGGTTTATTTATCCGACACTCCGCGAAATCCAGCCAGACTTGATTGCAAAGTGGGAAAATGCATTTGACCGAATCTTGAAGGAGTGGTGATGGCTGGACAAAGTAGAACACTCAAGCTCTCGATTCTTGCTGATGTAGATCAGCTAAAAAAATCATTAAATCAAGCCAACGGAGATGTTGATAACTCTTCATCAAAGATAGGCGAATTTAGCAAGAAGGCTGGGCTGGCATTTGCAGCCGCCGGAGCTGCTGCGGGAGCCTATGCCATCAAGCTTGCAGTCGATGGAGTCAAAGCTGCAATCGAAGATGAAGCTGCTCAGATTCGCCTTGCTACTGCGTTAAAGAATGCAACAGGCGCGACTGATGACATGATTAAGTCAGTCGAAAAGCAGATCCTTAAGACATCTTTAGCCACAGGCGTCGCAGACGATAAATTGCGTCCAGCGTTGCAGAGATTATCGCTCTCGACTAACGACGTCACAAAGGCTCAGGATCTTCTTAATCTTGCACTAGACATTTCTCAGGCTACTGGAAAGGGCTTGGATTCAGTAGCTAATGCACTTGGTAAAGCTTACGACGGCAACACGGCAGCTCTAGGCAAGCTAGGCATCGGACTATCGGCCGCAGAGCTTAAAGCGATGTCATTTGAAGAGACGCAGACCAGGCTTTCAGATCTATTCGGTGGCGCAGCAGCAGCTAACGCAGAGACATTCGCCGGACGCCTTGAGATTCTTAAAGTGACCTTTGATGAAGCCAAAGAATCAGTCGGTGCAAAACTTCTGCCAATCATTCAGCAGCTTGTTGAGTTCGTGGTCAATCAAGTCGTTCCGGCACTTGGAAAATTCGCTGACTTCTTTAAGCCAATTACAGACGCAATCAATAACAACAAAGAAGCCTTCACAGAGTTTATTGGATTTATTCAAAAGTACGTCGTGCCAGTTCTGGTCACAGTCTTAGGCGGAGCGTTCAAGGTTGTCGGCGAAATTGCTGGCGGAGTTATCAATGTCATCGGCGCAGTCATCAAAGGCTTGAACGGATTGATTGCCGGAGCCGTTGCTGGAATCAATGCTCTTATTCGTGTTTACAACTCAATTCCATTCTTGCCTAACGTCTCACAGATTTCAGCTCCACAAGTAAGCGTTCCAACAGTCACAATTCCAAAGACAACTACTGCAACACCTAGTATTCCTACAATCTCGGTTCCTAGTATTTCGGCTACAACTGGAACAGGATCTAGCACTACTTCGGGCGGAGGCGTTACATCAGCCGCATCAGGCGCGGTTCGCGTAGGCGGAGGCTTCACCGATTCACAGAATGCGGCTCGTTTAGCTGCTATGGGCGGAGGAGGATTTACGGATTCTCAGAACGCTGCGCGAATCAATGTGACAGTCAATGGCGCAATCGATGCCGAAGGCACTGCTCGCACAATCGTGAACGTGCTCAATGATTCCTTTTATCGTGGCACTGGCGGAGCCGGCGCACTCCAGGCAATCTGATGACACAGTGGGCTCCAGTCTGGCGCGTTAAAATTGATGGCACTGACATCACCGATTCGGTTCTTGCCAATCTCAGCATTACATCAGGGCGCACAAATATCTACGCACAGGCTCAAGCCGGCTATTGTTCGGTTACTCTGATTATTTTTAATCAAGCTGCATTACCTTACGAGATTAACGACACTATCTCGATTGAAGTGCAGGACACATCTGCGGTTTATGTACCAATCTTTGGTGGATCAGTGGTCGATATTGCCGTAAGCGTCTCTCAGGTTGGCTCTAGCGCATACACTCAAGAAGTCACCATCACGGCTCTAGGAGCCCTTGCAAGGCTCCAGAAGGCACTCACAGATGGCGTCTTGACTCAAGACTTTGACGGCAATCAGATTGCTACCATATTGGGTCAAGTGCTTTTTAATCAATGGCAACAGGTTCCAGCAGCTTTAACATGGGCTAATTATGATCCGACCGAAACTTGGGCAAACGCTCAGAATACAGGCTATGGAGAGATTGACACACCAGGCAACTACGAGCTTGCACAACGCGCTTCCAATCGTACGGTCGTCTATGACTTAGTTTCAGCTCTTGCAACTTCAGGACTTGGTTATTTATACGAGGATGCTTCTGGCCTCATCTCTTACGGCGACTCTACGCATCGCACGACTTACCTTGCGACTTACGGCTATACAGATTTAACGGCTAATCACGCATTGGGTCGTGGCATAACTATAAAGACACGCGCCGGCGACGTAAGAAATGACCTCACAATTAAATACAACACAAACTCAACAAGCGAAGTAAGCGACACAGATCAGGCTTCTATTGCCGAATATGGCGAACTAGCTCAAATTATTACGACGACCATAAAACATAAAGCCGACGCCGAAGATCAGGCCGCGTTCTATCTTGCACTCAGGGCTTATCCGCAGCCTATATTTGATTCCATTACTTACGCCTTGACTAATCCAGAGCTAGACAATGCAGATCGTGACGCTCTTATCAATATCTTTATGGGTCAGCCGATTGCGCTCAATGACCTGCCGCCCAATATGTCCGCCGGAGTCTTTCAAGGCTTTGTCGAGGGCTGGACTTTTCGAGCTTCATACAATCAACTAGATGTCACCTTGCTCATGTCGCCATTAGAATACTCATCTAATGCCATGCGCTGGAATGACGTGCCAATAACTGAACTATGGAACACCGTGTCGCCGACTTTAGATTGGGCGCACGCTACAATCGTCTCATGATAAAAGGGAGAATAAATGGCTAATCCAACAACCAACTTCGGCTGGGTCATGCCGACATCGACTGATTTGGTCACTGACCTTCCGGCCGATTTCAATGTATTTGGTCAAGGCGTAGATAACTCAATGCAAAATTTCCTGGTCATGGTGATCATGGGCGCTTACTAAGGAAGGTAGTAAATAATGGCTACAACTTCGAAGGTTCTATTTAGAGGAGCAGCGACAACAACTGTTGGCACTACTCTTTACACTGTTCCAGCTTCGACAACAACTGTTGTTACTAATATCGCAGTGGTCAATACTGCGGCTTCGTCTGCCACATTTGATTTAGCATTAGATGGCGTGAAGCTTGCAACAACTCAAACTATTGCTGCATCAAGTACGGCATACATTGATCTAAAGCAAGTTCTTGCAGCAACAAAAATCATTGCTGGCGGAGCATCTGCAATTACAGTTAATTTTCACATTAGCGGAGTGGAGATAGTCTGATGGGAGTAACTACTTATCCTTTAGCAACAGCAAGTAAAACACGATATGTGGTCACGCTTTTAAGTGGCACATCATGGACAGTTCCAACAGGTTGTCTTTATGTGAATGCTAAATTGTTTGGCGGCGGAGGCGGTGGCGGCGGTACGAATGCGAACCCGGTTGCTTCAGCTGGTAATGGTGGTCAAGTAATTGAAAGCAATTTTGCAACAACACCGGGAGCAACTGTTTCCTACGCTATTGGCGCAGGTGGTACGCGTGGGCCAGCAGGTGGCTCACTTAGTGGCACACAAGGCGGATCAACAACAATGACTGGCGCAACAACTGCCGTTGGCGGTAATGGTGGGCCATCATTAGGTTCAGGCTCACCAGCTAACGCAGGAGACGGAACAGCAGGCGAAAGTGCCAGCAACTACGGCGTTTCAGGTACATCAGCCAACGGCGGCGGTACTGGCGGCGCAGGTAAGATTCTCATTGAATATTGGGCATAGGAGACAAAATGAAAACATTTGCAGTCATTGAAAATGGCGTGGTTATCAATGTCATTGTCGGAGTTGAGCCGGAAGTCGTTGAGGCCAATCCTGATTTATATGTTGAATATACAGAAGCTAAACCTGCTGGTATCGGTTGGCTTTATGATGGCAAGCAATTTATTAATCCTTTAGCTACAGAATAAAATGTATCCAGAAGGTACTGCTGCGCGAATCATCGAAGTCGCACTAGCTGAAGTCGGCACGATTGAGACTGGCGAGAATCTGACAAAGTACGGCAAGTTTACAAAGGCCGATGGATTGCCCTGGTGCGGATCCTTCTGCAACTGGGTCTTTCACACTGCCGGCGTTAAGATTCCTTCAATGGTTTCAACGGCTGCTGGAGCTCATAAAATGAAAGAGCTTGGGCGTTGGATTGAAGATAAGCCGCAGCTTGGAGATCTCTGCTTTATGGACTTTCCACACGATGGCATTGATCGCATCAGCCACATTGGCATTGTGGTCAAGGTAGGCAAGAGCAGCGTTCTCTGCGTCGAAGGCAATACGTCCGGCACTGGAGATCAACGCAACGGCGGAATGGTGATGGTTAAGCAACGCTATATTGGCAAAGAGATTGTTGGTTTCGCTAGGCCAAAGCTTGTTGCTTATGCTGGAGAATATCCAGTGGTCGAGCCACTTCCACAGGCAAAGCCAAAGGAGAAGAAAAAATGAAGGAATTAAAATCAGCAGGAGCATCGTGGTTGAGAGCTTCACTCTCGGCCGTAGCAGCTCT